AATAGGATTATAAATTCTGCTGTCTTGGTTGGTTGTAAGAACAATTGACCCACTAACTGGTTTCTATCAATAACGTCTGGTGTGTTATTTGTTTCATCCATTACTACTCTAAAGGCGTATAAACCTTGTTTTTGTTGTACGCTTTCTAAGAATGGATTAACTTGTGTTAAGAAGTTATTTCTAGTAGCTAAGCTGTTTTGCTCAAATACTAAGTTTTGAGAAACTTGGCTAATAAAGCTCTTAACTGAGATTAGCAATCTTCTTACGTTAATTCTATCAAGAGCAGTTGCGGCTTTTTGTAATGTTTTCTGTCCAAATACTACTACTCCTGTGTTCGGGAAGGTAGCGATTGGGTTCACATTAGCATTATACAATACATCTCTATCAGCTCTCTGTAGGTTCTGTTTTGCACGAACTACAGTTGGTAAACTACCTCTATTTAATCCAGCAGGTGCGAACCACGTCTCACTTGTCTTATCGTTAAAGGCATATACTGAAGGGATTAATGTTGAAGCAGGAACCCATACTAACTTACCAGTATCTGGATCTTTGGTTTGTAACCAGGGCCAGTAAGTAGCTGCATATGATGAGTTTCTAGCTCCGGCACGGGTAATTGCTTGGTTTTTATTTTCGCTATATGAAGCAAGATCAACTACTGTAATAGCGTCTGTTCTTTCTTCTTGCTTTGTAATTACATCTGTAATAACTGAAGCGTGGCCCGTTAAACCGTCTATTACCCCAGGAATTGTAATTACATTGTATAGGTACTGGTCTTTATTAGCAAGTATAGCAAGTGATTGTGTGTAGTCACTTGGGCTTAAACCCTGTGTATTAGTGCTGTTTATATTATCATAAAATCTAGCATCGTCTCCAAAATTAGCACCTGTTGCGCTGCTAAATGATTCACTTTGTACCGTAGGTATAGATGCTGTAAAGCTTTGATTTGAAATAGCACCTTGTGCATCTAAGTAACTTGGGGTAGTACTTGCTACACTTTGCACGTACACTAAATTACTAATATTTGGATAATCTCCAACTACCTGAATATAAGGGTTTCCTGCGTCATCTGTGGCGATTTGTTTATATTGGTTACCAATTGCCTTTTCAATGTAATTATCAGCTTCGGGATCTAATGAAATATTGTTGTACTGTTCTAATACAACTTTTTCTCTTGTTGAATCATTACCCCTTCTAACTAATAAGTTAAATGTGCCAGATGAAGTATCTTGAGAAGAAATTTCAATTCTTAAATTATCTTTACTTCCACTTTCTAATACTCCATTTGCATCTAATGAACCTGTACTGTTTTGTATATCACCCTTAGCTATAGTAGCTAATGTGAAAGCAGTTGCATTAACGGCATCAGTACCCCCTGTAAAAGAAGCTGAATTTATTTCTTCTTCGTTTAATAGGGTAGATAATGACCCTGAAAAGAGTTGGTAGCTGTTGCCTCCTGTTCCAGCTTCGGCGTCAAAAATTGTAATATTACCTCCATCTGTACTTGCACTGAAATAGGTTGAACCATTTGTATTAATTTCAGTAGCTAAGGCTGTAGCTGAGCCATCAAAATAGTACAAGTTTAATGAAGGGACATCTTGGGCAGCAGAATTAGATACAAAGAAGAAATTTGTAACACCCCCATCAATTGTTAATCTAATGCCTTCATTGCTTGCTGTGATACTACTAGTAACGCCTGCTAGCACCCCAGTTGAAGCTTTAGTTCCTGCAGCATCAACATTAGCGTTAGTAATGGGAGAAGTAGCAGAAGTAAAAGACCCACTTACGGCACGAGTAATTAATAAGGTATCACCTCCTTGGTTAAAGTAATTATATGCGGAAATAGAAGTTAAGTAAGTATAATTTACGCCTCCACTTATAATTGTAGATCCAAATTTATTTTTAAAGTCACTATATGAAGTAACTATTGTAGGAATACCAACAGGACCTTTAACTGTAGGGCCTACAAGAGCCGAACCTGCCTCAACAGGTTGGGATGTAATTAAAGACTGGTCGTTTTCTCGGGTAAATACGCCAGGTGATACTATTTGTTCTGCCATGATGTGTCGTTATTTTTACAATAAATATTATATTTTTTCTTAAAAATTAATTTACCTTAGTAAATGTTCCTTGATCAATATCAATAGAACCATTTCCATATTTTTTACTTAATTCTGCCCCCGCTTTTTCTTCTTCTTTTTTTAAGTTTTCGAGATCTTCAATAATTTTTTCTTTTTGAAGTTCTAGTAACTGGAGATTATATTCTACTCTGCCTAAAGAAGAAGCGATGTCTAATTGGCGGGTTTGTAAACTTTTTAAAGTGTTAATTTCTTCTTGCAATAACTTAATTTGTTCCATAGTACTTATTTACCAATAAATACGTCGGGGTTTGTCAACCCATCAGAGGGGTCGAAAGATTTAGGTTGGACATTATTAACATTTCCACTTACTGTTTCGTTGTTAAATATAACTTGACCTGTAGAAAATCTTACAGGGTTTGTAGTTAAATCTTTTTGAATTATATTAGGTATGATATACCCATATAAATTTATATCAAAATTTGCTCTTACTGATCTTATATCTCCTGCGGGCATTTCTACTGGGGTGGAAAATGAATCAATGGTAGCTTTAAATTTGAATCTTTCAGGATCACCCCAGTATGAATCTGAGGAGTAGTTTATTGCTTCAATTATCCCATTTAATTGTTCTACATAATAAGTGTAGATTATACAACTATAAACTAAATCTACATAATCAGGAACTACAATTGCATAATTTTTAGTAGTAGGTTTTCTGTTATTTAAAACATCAAAATTACTATAAGAATTAGATTTATTATACCTTTTTTGGAAGTATTCTAAATTGTAAGGAGCATTAGCATCTAACTTATTAGTAACAGATCTATTTTTAGTAATAGTGTTTCTTCTAAACATAATAAGTGGTGACATAATTTTACCACTTTTATCTCTAATAAATCCATCTGCTTGCACCCCTTTCCATCTTTCAGGATTACCGTACATAACGGGTACTTCAATCCTTTGCCCATTTTGCATTACAAAAGGTTTAATAACATTTTTAAAGTAATACATTATAGACTCATCTATATCTTTAATACCAATAGAAAAGGGCTTTACATTGTCTCCTTTCATAGAGGTTTTTTTACCTCTATTTAGGTCAGGAGACACATTAGGATTACCTCTTCCTAATGGTTCATAAGGATTGGGTAAGCTATTAGCTATTTCTTTTTGTTTTTTAGGGATGGGTGTTCTTCCTTGTGTAGCCATTATAATCTTTCTCTAGTAATACCAGGTAAATCCGCAGGTACGTGTATGGTGTTAACGATAATTGACCAGTTAGCACCAAACTGTTCTAACCTAGGATTAAGAGGGTTGGTTTCATTTGGGTAGTCTGGGTTTTTACCTAAGATGTATTGGTTAGAATTTGTTGTGGTTATCTCATAATAACCATCTTGGTACATTATGTAGTCTCCTACTTCGGGTACTACATTAGCGTCTACTAAATCTTCTCTTAAAAATCTAAATTCAATCCCCCAACTAAAATTTACACCTAAATCACTTTCACCGTATTCTTGGTCTTGTCTATTTACTAAGCAATTAAATAATACAGGGCCCATATAGTACTTATCTTCGTTGGCTTCACCATAAATGTTAAATACAGTTTCGTCTAACTTAAATTTATAAAAAGAACATTGTTGAGTAATAACATCTCCCATTAACTCACGGTTAACAGAAGTAAATAGGTTCATATCACGTTGACGTCCAAATAAAGCCATTAGCCAATATAAATTACATAAGGTACACTAGATAATTCCTTTTGTAAAAACTCAGCTTCATTAGCTTTTTTTTCTAATAACTTAACTCTAGAGGTTTCATCTAAGTAACCTCTTAATCTTTCTATAAGTGTTGTTTTTTCAGCAGTAGCGGCTGATAGTAGATCACTTTGGTTTAATGTAACCTCAGCGTTAGGTATAGGTACTGTAGAGTATTTACCTCTAATATATCCTAGCATTTCTTTACATAATGCTAAAGTGTATTCAAATACCCATTGTCTACCAATAGAATTTATGTAAGCATAAGTAGGATTAGTATAGGGCACAGTGCCTACATCTGTGATTACCCCTATTCCGGCACTACCCGATACAATAGGGTTGTTTCTATCGGATTTTTTAAGGTATTTAAAAAATAAAGTTTCTCCATTTCTATTAGGAATAGGAAATATTCTTAATTGGTTATTAATTAATTCAAAGCTATAATTAGATTTTCTAATAGTATCATTAAAATTAATAGCTTGAATTTTTTGCAAATCATAATTAATAGGCATTAATAAAAAATTAATACCTGGGGTGTAGTTGCCAAATCCAAACGCATCCAATAGTCCTTGCACATCAGTGCCGGTGCCCGCATAAGGGTCAAAATAACGCACAATAGCAGGCTCGGCTTCATAATATATTTTTCGTATCTCAATGTCGGAAGCACTAATATTATTTTCAACGGCCCATGCCTCTAAGTCATAAGTTTGTACTGAAGAAGTGAGTGCTATACTTCCTTGGTACCAGGTAACAT